CATTTCATCTTGGGACTGGAGATGTCCTTGTGGAAGTTGACCACGATGATATGCTCACACCAGACTGTCTGGAAGAACTGAACAAAGCATATCAAGACGAGAGTGTTGGTTTTGTGTTCAGTGATGTTGCTGTGTATGATGATAACTTTGTTCCTTATAATGAGCAGCACGGTTGGTCTTATTACTTCTACAAGTTCCGTGGTAAGAACTTGTATGTGATGAACTCCTGGCGTCCTACCAGTCAGTCACTTGCCTATATCTGGTATGCTCCATGACCATGTTCGGTCTTGGCGGAAGAGTGTGTATGAAGAAATCGGTGGTCAACAATGTTGACTTGAACATCTGCGATGACCACGAACTGATGATTCGTACATACCTCAAGACCAAGATGTATCATATTAAGAAACCTCTGTATATCTACAGGGTTTATGGAGAGAACACTTATCTGCAACGGAATGCTGATATTCAGACCAAGACTGTTGACCTTTACAAGGAGTATGCTTATCAACTCGCAGAAAAGGATGCTGATGACCGAGGTCTGCTGAAGGTTGATATTGGTGGTGGTCTGTATCCTAGAAAGGGTTACTTGACTGTTGACCAGGAAGGTGGAGATATCACCTGCGACTTGAATGAAGGTATTCCTCTACCTGATAATAGTGTTGGTGTTATCAACGCAAGTCATGTTCTTGAGCACCTGAGAGACCCTGTAAAGTCTATGAGAGAGATACACCGTGTTCTTGCTCATGGTGGTTGGGCAATGATCGAAGTACCTTCTACTGATGGTCGTGGTGCTTTTCAAGACCCAACTCATGTAAGTTTCTGGAACGAACATAGTTTCTGGTATTATACTAACAAAGACAAGGCAGTGTTTATCCGTAACAGTGATATTCGTTTCCAGACTTATCGACTGGAGACTTGGGAGATGGCTCCTCATATCCCTGTGGTGACTGCCTGGTTGACTGCTATCAAGGATGAAGAGCGACTGCCTGGTATCCTTGGTATCTGATGGAGCATTTCCCTTTTGACCATTTAGTCATTGATGACTTCTTTCCTCTTGAGAGAGCACAAAAACTCTCTCAAGAGTTTCCTGTTTATGATGACCCATCTTGGTTCTTTTATAACAACCCACTGGAAAAGAAGAAGACTATTAATAACTGGTATGACTTTCCTCCAGAAACTTATAAAACCTTCACGCTATTGAACTCTCATAAGTTCATTGATATGTTGTCTGAGAAGACTGGTATTGAACACTTATATCCAGATATTGGTCTTCATGGTGGAGGGTGGCATATTCACTCTAAAGGTGGAAAACTAAACATTCACTTAGACTATTCGATACATCCAAAGACAGGTTTACAGCGGAAACTAAATCTTATTGTATATCTCACAGAAGGGTGGAAACCTGAGTGGGGTGGTGGTTTAGAATTCTGGTCTCATAACTATGAAACCAATAGACCATTAAAAAGAGAGAAGACAATAGATAATATCTTCAACCGTGCTATACTATTTGATACAACTCAGAACTCTTGGCATGGACTACCACAACCACTAAACTGCCCAGAAGGTATCTATAGAAAGAGTCTGGCGGTTTACTACATGACTGACCCACCAGAAGATGTAGAACCAAGAAAGAGAGCTTTATATGCTCCAACAGAAGACCAAGAGAACAACCAAGACGTACTGGAACTTATTCAACAAAGAGTATTATGGAAAAGCAAGCGAAAATCGTAATGATTTCAATGTTCAAGAATGAGTCCACTACCATTGGACGAATGCTTGAGTCGTGTTATCAACATATTGACTATTGGATTCTTCAGGACAATGGTTCCACCGATGGAACTCCTGAAGTTGTTCATGAGTTTTTTAAGGACAAAGACATTCCTGGTTTTATCTACAATGTAGAAGAAGGATGGGTTGGTTTTGGTTGGAACCGTGACCACCTGCTACAGACATGTCTGAAGACGGATCATGGTTGCGACTGGATTCTCAAGATGGACTGTGACGAATATCTTGAGGTTGATGATGACTTTGACTGGTCTCTGTTGAATGATAAGAGTATTCAGAGTTTTCATATCACAGCAACCAATCCTGGATGTGTTTATTACCGTGCCTGGATGTGGAACGCAAGACTACCCTGGCACTTCAAGCATGACGTAGCACATGAATGTATTGTCTGCGATCTTCCTGGTGTCGGTGAAGACTTTCAACGCTTCAACCTACCACGTTCTTTCCGTCAGGTAGGAACCAATGATGGTGAGAGTTATACTGTCCCTACCAAGTATGTGAGTGATGCTCTGAAACTAGAAGAACAGCATATCCGTGAAGGTACGATGCTGACTGATACTTATCACTTCTGGTACATTGGTAAGAGTTATCATGATGCTTGTCGTTGTGAAGCATTCCCTCTGGGAGAAAAGCAACAGAAAGAATATGCTCGTCGTTCTATCTTCTACTTTAAAGAATATCTGAACTATGTTTGTAATTATGATGAGGTAGGACACACTGGGCAGATATGGGAAATGGGATACTTCACCCTATATGCTATTGGTGAGATGTATCGTTTTCTTGGAGACTATGAAGAATGCTGTTGACTCATATCTTCGTGCTGGTCCTTTCTGCCCACGAAGAAATGAGCATATCGTAGGACTTGCTGAGTGCTATCGTGAACTAGGAGACTATGAATCGATGCTGACTTTTACTGAGATGCTTGTTGACCCAGAGCGTAAACTACCATTCCCAGAGTTTTACTTCCTAGTTAATAGTAACTTCTACATTGATGGTGGTGGATATGGAAAACTTCTACACCAAGTTGCGAGTAATAATTTATAGTTAAATAATATAAGATATAAACTTTTCATATGAATTTAAATGATCCGTATATTTGGCAATCTAATAATACATTAGATCTTTGATTTTTGCAAACATTGTATTGAAAAATTTGAGAATGATGGTAGAAAGTATCAAGGAATTGTTGGGCATGGTGTTAATACTGATATTAAAAGATCAACAGATCTTTTAATAAATCATAAAAATTATTTTAAAGAATGGGAGAATGAAATCCAAGTATTTTCTGAGTCACTTTATAAACTTAGGGAAAGTCATATTAATTCTTTACTCCAAATAAATGAAAAAATAGCACCATTTCATAGTTCATATTCTGATATTAGTGGATTTCAAATTCAAAGAACTTATCCGGGTGAATATTTTAACTGGCATGATGATTCAAATATTGGTTTGTTTTTGGCTGGAGGTGATATAATGATTCGGTCATTTACTTATATTTGGTATCTTAATACTATTGATGAAGGTGGAGAAACTGAATTTTATAACGGACAAAAAATAAAACCAGAAGCTGGAAAGTTTATAATTTTTCCAGCTACTTGGACATATATGCATAGAGGAATTAGTCCGATAAATCAAACAAAGTATATTTGTACAGGATGGATGGGAATATTATCAGATCAGATCGTTAAAGATAATAAAGATATTAAGCGTATAGAACATGAAGATAGGGTAGAATACTTTCTCGATGATAGGATACAAGTTATTGGATCTGTTTAATTTAAATATTCATTAAACTCATAAGTCGTTAAAAACTTTTGAGACCAACTTTTCATATCTTGTTTAAGGAAGACACAAGCTTCTTTTGCAACTTCTTCAATTTTTTCATCAAGAAAAGATCCTCTCTTACACTTCAATAAAGTCTCTTTATTAATATGACCTAAACCAGCTAAGATATAATACCAAACATCATATCCTGCTGCACCAAAATAGTTTGGAAAGTCAGTTGGAAATAATACTCTATTTTTTGCTAATTCGATTATATCTTGAGTTTTTGGTCTGATCTTTATATCGCTCCAAAATGGAGTATCTGTCTTACCACCAGAATAGTGTAGTGATACTAGATCCATGAAGTCATCAACCATTGATGTCATTCGTTCATTATATTTTTTTTGAAAAATTTCAGTACAAATATTTTCTTTTGTAGATACCGTTAGATAATTTTCTGCAAAGTGTAAAAGTTTTGCAATAGTTGTATGAATAGAAGTTGCTTGTAGTGGTTCAATAAATGAACCACATACACCAATACTCAAGCAGTTTTTATTCCAGAAACTTTCTAATCTTCCACCTTCAAACTTATGTAATTTATATTTTTCTGGTTTGTAACCAAGTTTTTCTAATTCTTCGAATGCCCTATCAAAGTTAGTATAATCATCGCAGAATGTATATCCAATACCCATTCTTTTTCTGGTTGGTATCTCCCACATCCATCCAAAATCAAGTGCAGTAGATTTTGTTTCTGGTTTTGAGATATCTGTTAGATTTTCAACAAAAGAAATTGCTGAGTTAATAGGAAGTTCTTCTTTTGAAGATATGAATTTAACCCCTAGTTTATTAGTCAATATCTTAGAAAACCCGGAAGCATCTACAAAGAAGTCACCTCTTACTTCTAAACCAGATTTTAATTTAAGGTTTGATATAAATCCTCTTTCATCAGTTATGACATCTAATACAGTGTCATTAATATGTTTTACTCCTAAGTTGGTTGTGCAGAAATCTTTGAAATACTTTCCAGTTTTATATGTATCAATATGAACTGCATGAAGATTTTCACAGATCATATTATTCGGTGTACTAGATTTATGCATATCAGTTAAATTATTTTCACAAAGATATGCACATTTACTTGTATAGTAAAGAGGATCATTATCTAAGATTGCATTTATAACAGCAAAATCAATTGGATGTGATGAAGTTACTGATCCATCAATAGGACTATAAAATTCTTTAGTTTTTGAAGACCAATTCTTTAATTTTACTGCGAGTTTTTGAGTTGCGTCTGTTTTTTTAAAGAAATCATATCTGTCTAAACCAAAAAAGTCTGTAGCAATTAGTGAACTAAAAAAAGCAGTAGTACTTTCACCAACACCAAGAATTTCTATTTCATCACTTGAGATTACTGTTATATCTTTTTTACCCAATTCAATAAAACGCTGACTCAAACGCACCACATCTTGAAACTGAACATTGTCATCAACCATTCCGTGCAACATTAACAACTTACCTTTCAAGTTTTCCGCATAATAAATCGGCGAACTGCGTCTATACGCTTCGGGGTCCGTTTCCGGATAATTTAAAATATTACTGGTGTA